ACACTAAAAGGTTTGTGTTGGTAGAGTTTTTCATTTTTGCAATAGCTCTCCAAGTAAACAATAATGCAAGGTCTATTCTCATCTTTTCACCTTCACTAAATGACGCATAAGTAAATTCATCTCTGAATCTAGACTTAATAGTTTCATTAAAATTTTCGTCTAATGTAAAGTTAACATAAAATTCCATAGATGTCAAGTAAGTATTGATTAATTTATTCATAATAGGTAAATATTGTTTTATGATTTTTGTCTTAATACCTGTGTCTTGTAACATAGCTCTTGATGCTTCTGCATAGACTTTATCTTCTTTAAGTTTTACCCTTTGTTTCACAATAGTCCTAGAGTTTTC